ATATTTGTACTTGCCAAAACTATTATACTGATTCTTTGGCGCTTTCAGTTGCTGCTGGATTTCTCCAAGCCTTTCGATTAATTTATTCATAACGTGTTTATTGATTTTGGTTTATAAATTTCTGCGCTTGTTCATAGTGCGCGATGTATCTCCTAAAGTTGTTGTAACTTTCTCTCATTTCCTTCGCTCCTCTATGGTCTCCTTTTCGTGAGCGAGATAATGATGCTATATGATAAGCCTCTTTGTAGCATATTGCCTCGGCATAAGTTAAATCAAAAAGCCATTTGTCTCCAATGCGCTCATTGATTATTTCTCTATCTTGAATTTTGATTGATAAGATTCCAGCGGTTGCCGAAACCTCAATAGGTTTTCCTTTCATAATACGATTTTAATTGTTAGTGGTATAAAATTAATTAATGTTATGCTCTTATGCAAATTATTCTTTTAATGCTTTCGTCTTTTGCTTGTACTCTTCAATAATATCTCGAAGCTCCTCCCTTGAATATTTTCGTGTTTCATGCGCTTTTGAATGTAGTTCAATGAGTTCATCCGCTCCGATTCTCTCCTGTATTCCGATTTGATAATTTAAAAGATTAGCATGGAGATGCTGATTACAATATACGCACTGACCGTGAACATTCCTCTCATCAAATGTAACCGCTTTGTGCGTTCCGCTGCTGAAATAATGCCCAGCATCAAATTTAGATCCTAAAGGCTGACCGCAAGAAATACACGGTTTTTTTTTATCTCGTTCCCTGATGTATGTATTGAAATACTTTTGCGCTTTCTTCATTAAACTCTGGACGGTTTCAAGCTTTTTCTTTAGTTCTTTTTTTTCTTTTTTCCAATTCTTGACCTTTGCAGTTTGTACCCATACCTTAACGCATTCAGGCTTAAAGCAATATTTTTGATTAAAGTGCTTTGCTTCGAATTTCTCTTTGCAGTTTTTACACCTCGGCATCTGCTTGAAATATGTAAACTTCCTCCACGTTGCAATCTATGTTAGTGCATAAGTGTACGTTTATTACTCCTTCGCCTTCCAAATTAAAGTCTTGGTATTCGTGTTGCTCTTGCCATTTTATTGACTCTGTGCATTGTGGACATTTCATATTAGAAAAGTTTTGTTTGATGTATATAATTACTAAAGTCGCTCCATTGCTCAGCTATTGCTTTCGCCATTCCTGGAAACGTTTTGCTTCGTAATGTTCTTCTTTCTTCAGGTGTTTTTGCTTTTTGCAATGCTTCAAAATACCATTTAGGTTGCTTTTTTTTCTTTCCGTCTTTACCTATAAACTCAATAAACTCTCCTTTTCCCACTATATTAGTAGGCTTTAGCAATGGTAAATTTTTAAGCCATAAACAAGTGCTTTTTTGGGCTTCATCTCCAAACATCCAGGGTTGCACAATTTGGTCAGGCTTTCGTATTTCACTACTTATTACGGAAATAGGGTTTTCGATGGCTATGCGTTTTATTGGTGCGCTCATTAATGCTTTGACAAAATCTAAAGCTTTAGCTTGATTATTCCATCTTTCCGTGTTTTTGCTGCCATCTTTATTATAGAGCCATCGGTTCCCGGATACGGCTAAATATGTGCAAGGTGGGTGCGCTATCATTAAATCCCAGTTCCAACCAACTTGTCTAATTCTGTGCTCTTTGTATTCAAACTCTTCGTTTCCTGACCATACATCAAATTTTAAAGCGAAATTGTTGTTTATTGTAACCTCGTTCATATCAAACCATCCGTTCATAACTTCAATAGCGTCGTCTTGAAAATGCCAGTCATAATTACCTCCGCTGCAAGGCAACAAATCGCAGCTATATGCTTCATGACCAAGCTTTCTAAATTCTTTGCAAATGCTTTGACTTTCCTCACAGGCTATTAAAACTTTCATAATTCTAATTTATTGTCATTAATAATTTCTTTTAGCTTGTCTATTTCGTGTTTATGTTCTGCAATGATCAATTGATTTCTTAGATTGGACTTGCACTCCATGTGGTACTCTTGCTCAAATTCTAAAAACACGTTATGAAAATGCTCAATGTCCTCTGCGCTTTCCTTCATTGAATTAATTAAATCCTTTCTTGATGGGTGTTTTTCTTCAAGCTCCTGAATGCTTTCTTTGAATTTAATTAGTACCGTTTTTAAGTTAATCTTGGCTTTTAATATTTCTAAGGTGTTCATTTTTCTTTGGCGTATATTTTATTGTAAACATTAGGAGCAGGATTGTCTTGCTCATAATATAGGAATTTTTCTTTATCAAACCACATTATGAGTTGACCTATCTGCCCAGCGGAGCGAGGCTTTATTTTATTGAAGTTGATAATAGCTTGATTGTAATTTAAATCCTCTCGGTGTACCGTTATCATAC